GATTGCAAGAGATGTGCCCCCACCCCCTGCTTTACAGACTGCAAGAGCCAAAATTTTTCACACACACGGGTAGCTGTTCCCCACCCCCCCTAGTTCCGAAAACCTTCATCACTCAAGCCTTTTTTTGATGCAAAGCAATCTTTTCTTTAGTCTGCATCTTTTTTCTAAGCTACTTTGTCTTTCTGCGCTATGCTTCAAGTGGTTTCGGGAGGCATCAGGAGGCATCAGGAGCCATTTTGTTGGCCTCGCCAACATGGTTAAAGGCTGGTGCAACTACAATGGTGTGCTGTGTTTTTCTGATCGTTGCAAAGCTTTTTGTAATCTTATGGTGCTATAATGTTTATATTATGCTAAGTATGTGGTGAGCTAATGGTGGTAGGCATGTGAACCACAGGTAGCAGCTATGTATTTATTTTAATGAACATTTGTTAGTTAAAGTGTACGTTGCATATTTCTGAATTTACGGTGGATTACGGTATGTCACGGTGGTCCACGGTGGGTCACGGTGAGTTACGGTGAACTGCGGTAAATTACTGTAGATTAGCGTTTATTGCGCCACGTTTTCTTTTCGAAAGATTTTTTAATGTTTTTATAGATACATAACCAGAATGTGGTATATATTACCAATAATTGGAGGATTTTCGGTTTTTGCGGAATGGCGTGTGCATTTTCGTGTGCAATTCTGCATGTGCAAATTGATTATTTGCGTTCTACGGCTGAACGTTTTTGTTCGAAAGGAAGCGCCTGCAAACCATTGATATATAAGGGAAAAAGCCTCGAACCGTTGTGGTTCAAGGCTTTCTCTGTTGGCGGAGAAGGAGGGATTTGAACCCTCGGTGAAATGGCTTATTTTTGTTGAAAATAAAGGGTTTTTAGTGATCGTGTGCAGTGTCGTGTGCAATCTTTTCTTGAAAGAATTGGTTAATTTTGTCATCTTGTTCTTTGGCGCTGGAAGAAAAAACGTAGGCATATGTTTTCTTATATGTAGTCTCGTTTGTCCATCCGCCTCTTTCCATAGCGTGGAGATCGTCAATGCCAAGGTTTTTCATAATAGCTGCGTTTGTGTGGCGCAGTCCATGGAGGGTAGTGTCTGTTACTCCGGCCTCTTGGCAGATGGTATGGACGTGTTTACTGATTGTGTTTGGATTGCATGTAAATATGCGTGTTCCCTTTACTTTGGCGCGTGGCTTCTTTTCCTTGAGTTTGTCCATGATGTATTTTGGGCAAGCAATAGTGCGCTGTGAACTTTCGTTTTTGGCTCCATTCTTTAAGACGAAAGAGTTGTTTTCGTCTGGCACGACAGTTCTTTGAATTGTAATAGTGTTTTTCTTGAAATCCACACTGTCCCAACAAAGGCCCATGATCTCCGACCGGCGCAGGCCAAGCCAGACTGCCAACAAAATGGCATCTTCGAAAGGATCTCCCTCTGCTGCGAGAAGGAATGAGGAAATTTCCTCTGGCTGCAAATAGTTTTTTTGCGGTTTGATTTTTTGAGGCAACTTTATGCCGAACACATTGATATCATGTTCTTTTAAGACGGGGCGAATCAATCCATAAATGTTTGCTATTGTTTTTGCGGAAACCTCCTGTGCTTCCTTGTTAATGGCGAGCTGAACGTCCTTTTTAGTAATGGTGTAGATGTTTTTCTCCATTAAGTCCTGTATGCGGTTTCTCTTGATTGTGTTGTATCCTCGAATAGTAGAAGGGGATAGGGCGGCTCCCTTTGTTTCTACGTAATCTTCAATGGCTTCCCGCAGTGTCATTTTTGTTTTTTTCTTTTCTTCGACTGCGATAACACCGGCTTTTATAGCCAGTGCTTTGGCCTGGGCTGCCCCGGGATCTTCCTCTATGACGGAAACCCGTTTTCCGTTTACTGTTACTTGGCACCGCCACATTCCGCTTGGTATTTTTTGCGCTGTTGGAATTTTGCATTTCATCTTGCGCTACCTCCTATAATTTGCTATTATAGGGGTGCGGGCACGGATTTCTCCACCCACCACCATCTGTGCCCGCTCCGCCTCCCGGGGGCCGCTCTCTGCGGCCCCCTCCTTTTTTATTATACAAAAATAATCCACTTCGTCAATTCGCCGCAATAGAACGAATGTTCTATTTTAAGGAGCATATTACAATTGTTGCCGTCGTTTTTGTGAAGACAAATTTTCTTTTCTTTCGTAATATAGAAGCAGATAGGCGCAAAAGAAAATTTAGAAATCAAAGCGGTGGTGGGCAAATATGCGTGAATATTTTATTAGCAAGATATCCGAAATAATTCTTTCTTTAGATGAAAAGAGTTTGCAGACGGTGTATTTCTTTGTGATGAATATAGTGAAAAAATTCCAATAAAGAAGCGCTGGGAGAAACGAAGCAGCTACCTTTGTTTCTCCCAGCACTTTTTATTTGTCCCAAAAGAACGTCCAACCTTTATGTTCTCCAATAGTTTCGTTACAGCTTGCAATTACTATTCTTCTAGAGAATCCTTCTTTTACAACGGCATTTACGTTCTTCCAACGTTTTACTTCACCGGTCTTTGAATTTCGTCCAATAATTGCGGTTTGCAAGGAATTAACCGGAATTTTGGTGGCGGCGCGTTTTACGTCCCAGCCTCTTCGGATTCTGCTGTAAAGTGTCTGAATAGAAATTCCTCGTTCTATTGCGACCTGACAAGCGGGCTTTTTTGCTCCGTTTATTTCTATTATTGTTTTAGCGAGTGCGTGGGCGCTTTTCTCGCTTTTTGTTTGATGGAAAATGATTTTGTTTCCTTGAATTTCGTTTCCGTCTACCGGATCTCTGTCTTTCAAAAAATTTGGACACTTAATAACAGTCCAGCTAATATCTTCTCTTGAATACAATCCAGACGCGGATTTCACTACGTTTTCTTCTGCTTCCCACCCTGGAATTGGTTTTTTGCATTGTCCCGCCCATTTGCAATACCAACACAATGTTTCTTTCGGCATAATAGAAAGCACCTTTCTTAGTCAGGCTCTACAAGCGTGATTGGCTCAAAATCCTTTACGTAGTATTCAAGTTCCTTTTCTAAAAATCCGTTGTAGCCATCAATACAGAATGCTTTTACTCGTATAATTTTCGCCTTTAATTCTGGGAAAGAAGAAAGCCTAGATAAATACGAATCCATTCTTTCATTGTTCACAGCGGATTCACGCACGGCCTCATTAAAACTGTCTGTAACACGATAAAATTCTGTATCTGGTCCTCCTCCTACTACATGAAAATTTCTCAAAAGGTAAATGTCCTTTTCTGTTTTGTGCCGATAGATTGTAATTTCATTCTTCATTTTCGCCTTCCGCCTTTCTTGTCGCATAAAAAAGTTCGTTGTACGTGTAGTATCTCTTTTGAATGTCTGTGGAGTCGATTTCCAAGTTTGGGTATCGAGCCAACATTTTTTGGTACCATCCGCAGCCGCCATTCATTTCTGGGCAACCGCACCGGTAAATACAATTTGGCACCATTACAAAAGAGATTTCCGGCTGCAATGGTTTTAAAGCGGCTTTCAAATCCTCCGCCTGCCTGCGCGTTTCTGGTGAAGCCTGAAAGCATAATCTCTTCCTGGCTGTATCTATAAGGTGCTGTGGGTTTGCGGCTCCTGTATAGGTCACAGGAACGTCCTGCGGCAACTTATTTCGAGGAACGCCAGTTCTGTCGCTTCTTTGGGTAGATACCACTTTGTAAAAAGTGTTTCTTACCCAATGCGTGGCGACCCAAGAAGGGAGACTTGTCCACCGCCAGCGTATGCGGATCAAACGGATAGGGGTGTGCTCTGCAATCAGCAGGCCGAGTTTGAATTCTTTGCTTGGCTCTTTCCCAAGCGGCGGTTTGTTTACGGATGACCGGCAATCATCTACGACTTCCTGCCAGCTCCCCACGATGCTAAGAATATCGGTTTTTGATTTCATTTTTACTCCTCTTTAAGACAATACCAATGGTCTCCCAAATATTTGGTTATGTCGTAGTTCTCCATTCCAGGCTCATTCCCCATCATTTACACGGCGATTAAACATTTCAATCGCTTCCTGTGCGGATTTTCCGGGATTGTAAACATATTGCGCCATGTTATTGGTTGGATTTCTCCTAACCTTAAATTCCATTCCGCACCCAAGGCACAAGGTGGAAAATTTCATGTACAACGTATATCCTGTCTGCATCTGACACAAAATTGTTTCACCGCCACAACACGGGCAGTTTTTTAACTTTCCCATGCTCAATTCTCCTTTTCGTGTATATTTCCTAGAATCATTTGACTGATTTCCCAAGGGAATTCACCAAAAACAGGAGAATAAGCCAAAGGAGAAGAATATTCGATGAAAAAAGGCCGTATGATACAGCTCCTCCCGCTTTTAACAGCAACGGAGAAAAGCTGATGTTTGACGGAATCAAAAACAGACAGCTTACCACAATCAGCAGAATGCATGAAATACCCGCATACCGAAAATATCCAGCTAAAACCCCCAGCAATGTTTTCGTTGGCTGCTCTTTGTCCGGTGTTTCTTTCAGCTCTTTGGCATATTGGCTTCCCAACAGTGCAGAAACAGCCGCAATGTATACACCCATTGCAATAGAAGCTACCGTGACAGCAATCTCTGCGATTGGTTCAAAGCTCAAATCGAACATAAACGCCGCAGCGGTAGTAACTATTACGCAAAGCAAAATCTGGCGCTTATGGCGTTTATACATGGACAATCACCTCAATTCCTTTAGCAGAAGCTCCTTCACTTCATCGGGCGTAAATTGTTCATTTTCGTCTTTGACCGGATGAATCTCAAGATGCTTCAATAAAGAGGAAAAATCAAACTACCTCAAATTCTACGTTGCATATACTGGTAAATGCCGAAAATTCCTCGATTTTTCCGCGCATCCACACAATTCCAAATGCACCGTATCGGAAGGAAACATAGCTATCAATTTCTCGACCATAAAACCACCATCCTCGAAGCTTGTCTCCCTCCCAAATCTTAACGCCGTTTTTGTCTGTTAATCCACTGTATTGGCAAACAGTGGATGGATCAACTTCGTAAACCAATGCACAGTCAAAATTATAATATTGTTCTCCTTCGTTATCTGTTTCCAAACCAAAAGCTATATATCTTTTTTCTCCCGCTTGAATTAAATCTCCTCCCACCCATTCCCCGTTGTCCAATCGTTTTGCTTTGAACAGAATTTCGCTCATGATTTCCTCCTATAAATTAAAAGGATTAAGGCGATTGTTTTTCCATTGTGTGCGTCACAATTGGATCTGCCACCATGCAAGACAAATCGCAAGCGACGCGAACCGCCTCTTCTGGCGTGTGGCCAAGATATAAAGCTGCGTTAGAAAAATCCATTCCGGCACCGATTGCTCTGTATTTTTGCACTTCACAGACAAACATATCTTCGATTTCGAATAAATGCCCTGCGTATGCCAAGAGGTATGTATTTTCTATATTTCCATTTCCGGTGAGTTCTCGTTTCCAACGGGAAAACTCAACCACAAAATCAAGGACTCCTTTGCATGTGCTTGCAGATGGTTTGTGTGTTGCCATATAGTGCCACATCAAACTCAGCTCTTGCGCGGAGCCGCAGCCGCCGATTATCATTCCGTTATCTTCGTTGATTTTCGAGAAGTCTCCTGACGTGCTTTTAGACCAGTCCTTCACCATAATAGAATCAGCGGCCATTACTATTTTCTCTGGATATACCATTGCGGCTATTACGCTCATTCATGGTCCCCTTTCATCGCGTTTGTTTTATCTTTTACAAGAACATAGTTTTCGGAAACATCTTCGGTCCACCTGTCTACCCATTCTGTTTTCATTCCGTATTCATGAAAACCAAAATTTATTTTTCCGTCTGGATATATTATTATTGCGTCTACAGTTTCACACTTTGCTTTCGTTTTTTTTGAAAATCGAACCGTCCCACCGGGTTTTACTGGTAATATCACACACCGTTTATCCCTCTCTGCCGTTATAAGCTCTCTTAACCGATCTAGCGGAATATTTTTAGTCAAATAAAACCTTTCCGAAACTTCTTCTCTCAAGCTTAAACGCTGCTGCATCATCACGCGAAGTCGGTCAAGGTCATATTCTTTCTCGTATTCGTCATCACAAAGGATGTTTTCGATTTCCGCAAGGCGATCTACATGAGGTCCGGTGTATTCCGTTCCGTTTTCGTTGACTCTCCACTCGCCGGAAGAATCATCTTTTCTCGCCCAATAAGTTAATCTTTTCATGGTTTCCTCCCGCGCAAATATTTTTGGAACGGTTTATTTTACATAAATCCATTCACAATAGACCAAAATGTTCTTTTCCATTTGTTGTGTTTCCACTCATATCCATTTACAAAAATTTCGCTGCCTGACTGAACGATGTTTGTTTTTCTTTTGTTTCCTTTGGGTCTTGGAACTTTCTCTCCGTTTATATATAGCTCTCCGTACATAACAACTAGATCTATAAACTCTGCTATTTTTTTAGGTTCAGTTTTAGGATCGAGCTTTCTTGTAATTTGATTACCGTTTTCATCAACAATAAGGTTGCCGGTAACAGGATTAAGCCAAATATATTTGTCTCCATCTGTTACAACATATATTTTAGCTCCAATTTCCTTAGCAACACCTATCTCTTGTTTTATTGCTTTATTAATTTTAGCCTGTGTATTCAATTCGTCTGGAGTTTTAAATTCCAAAAACACAATAACTTCCTTGTTTTTGTTGATAATAAGTACATCAGGCTTTTTACTTAAGTTTTTAGATATCTTTACCTGCTTTAATTTTCCGGATTTTATCAAATCACTTATAGTTGTAGCGCCAAGACTAAGACAGGTATATTTATCAACAAACATATCCCATTTGAATTTTTTCCACATTAATACTCATCTCTTTTTGAAATTCAATTTCACAGAAACTACGATTATTAAGGGCTAATATACCACTTACTCATTCTCAATTCACGCATATTATTTTTGAAGTTTTACAACATCAGAAGAGTTTTGCTATTGCAATTAATTAACAACAATATTAGTAAGATTGTAGATTTGATCGCATATATTCTCTTTCATAGTTTCTATAGTGGCATATTTCATTGCAAGATCTTGTTGCTTTTTTAAATCATAATCTCCGTTTTCATCAACTGGAATTAGGATTGAATCGTTGTAGTTTATGATATGAGTAGGATTTAGTGCGGTATATTCGTTTTTTCCATTTATGCCTATTCTTCCACGAGCTCTTCTGCGGAAGATCGGTTCAATCATATACTTAACATAAAGCAAATCTACGTTTTTACATTCTTTTGTAGGTATAAGTATACCCCTGTGACATGTAATAGAGAATTTTCCTGTTAGTTTCATTACGTAGCCTGCAAACCCGTCGATAACCCATGTTAAATATTCACCATCATATTTATAGGTATCTATACTACCGAAAATTTCTTTAGAGGTGCTTCCGGAATAAACTGAATACTCACCGGCATGATCTTTACAATATGGCTTAGATAATTTCATATCACCGCCTTTAGGAGTGAATAATTTTGTTATAGGTACTTTTACATAGTTAGATTGGCTATCCGAATCAATTAAAATCTTGTACTTTTTTAATTCTTCTGCCTTTTCAACTAAAAGTTTCTTTTGGTTATCAATATCTTGATATTTTTTAGCTAGCTCTGTTTGTGCTGCTAAATCATATCTCCCATCAGATAATACGGGAACCTCTACCTGAATATCTTTTATATTACTAAAATATAAAGATGGAACATCGCCTCTTTTTACTTTTTTGAAGAAAATAGGTTGCAATAAATATTTAAAATATAGCAAATTCAGATCCGCTACAATTGGTTTGAGTACCGTTCTATGCCTTCCAATACAATATCCTGAATCTGTTATATATTCTATTGTTCCTGCTTTTTCTCCATCTGTTGTAAATGTAAGGTTCGGGGTAGTATAGTCAGAAAAATCGACTTTTGCAAAAATCCCGATTGTTGTACCAGTATATACGACAAATTCGCCTGAATGTTCTTTACAGAATGCTTTAGTATATTTTGCATTTCCGTTTTCGGGCTCAAAAAGTTCATAAATCTTTCTAGTTACTGTTTTAGGCATTCTATCGCCTCCTTGTAATTGGTCATATCATTTACAAGCGTATCAATAAAAACTTTAAATTCATCTAAAGTCATAATATCGTCTGCCTCCTTGAATCCAAGGTCAATCTTTTCTTGATCTGTCCAGAAATTATCAATGTTCCAATTTGAATCCGAAGGGAAATTATCCAAAGACAGAAGTTTCATTTTGCCATCATTTGCAAACCAAGATTTAAAAGGTTCTGAAATATCGTTCCTATCGGGCAAATTTTTATAAGAGTTATATTTGTTGACAGCTTCGTGAAGATCATTATCATCTGGTGTATCAAAGCGATATGTATCCAAGGTTTCACCGATGCTTTTACAAATATAACAGAAAATCTTATATTTCTGATTAACTTCATTATCTATTTCTTCTTCGGTTTTCTTTCTCAGTGTGAGAATATATGTCTTTTTAGGGGTGTTGAAGAAACTATTAATGGGTAGTGAAATAATACTTTCTATATAACAGTTTTTCAAGATTAATTCTTTTAAATTGGTATTGCCCAAGTTAGTGAAAATACCATCTGGCAAAACGATATTAGCAGTACCACCGTATTTTAAAGAACGAATTATCCACTCTAAGAAAAGAGCTTCAACACCATTGCCCTTAGCAGTATAAAAGCCAGTATCTTGTGCTAATTTGCTAATCGTGGCATCCTGATAGTATGGAGGGTTAGCAAGGATGAGGTCATACTTGTTTTCTTCTAATTTGTCAAGTGTTCCAAGGGCTTTTTTGCTAGAATAAAACACTTTGTTCAAAAGTTCCGTTGCAAGGTACTGAACTTCATCAATATTGTTATTATCCTTGAAAAGTTTTGAGAAATAAATAAGCATATTGGCCTTTGCAAGGATTGTAGTTATATTGTCTTTACCAGACATTTGTTTTTCAAATCCGTATAAATCCACACCTGAAACCAACTGTCCGTTTTTCACTTCAAAAGGAACATTGGATGCTGCTTCTAATAAGAATTTTCCTACACCTGAAGCCGGATCACATATAGACATCCCACTGTTGATTGTAACCATGTTTACCATTTCTCTCACAATTTTAAGCGGTGTAAAGAATTGTCCCATATCGGATTTGTCGTCACTGTTTTTCATGAAAGTTTCAAAAAGTTTTGATGTGAAATCTTTGCTGATATTGATAAACTTACCATTGCTTTTTTCATAATTATAGAACTCATCCATAATGTTTTTAAAGCAAATAGCGTGGGAATCTTCCTCGATATAATGTCCGTCTACGCCCTTTTTTACATGGAAAATCTGTCCATTAACAATAGTAGTGCCATCTCCACCATCAGGAAACAACATTTTCATTTGGGCTCTAGGACCTTCAAGATATGCACCAAGAATATCAGCATTAGTTAATCGTGAAGATTCATCAACTGAATACAAACTATAAATATAACTAAAAGAGTTATTATCTTTCAAAACATTTATATCGCTCAAATATTTAAAAAGAAATACTTCCACAAATGTATATAAAGACATTTTGGATGAAGCGAATGTCATCCTTTTCAATATACGAGCAATTTTCTTCGCTAAATCAGTAGGATCAATATCCTCTAATTTCAATATAGTGTCATTTTCGGCAGAAACAGAAAGTGATACTATATTTTGATAAGATTTTTTCAAGTTAATCTCCCTCCCAAATTCCATCTGGCCTTATTTTTGCAATTGCAAGAAGTTGATAAAGCGGACGAATTGCGTTTTCTTTAGTCGGCATCCAATATCCCGTTGCTCCCTGATCTTCGCACTCTTTTCTTTTTTGGTTTTCTTGATTTGACAAATCAGCCATTGTTTTTTTCCCTTTCTTTTTCCGCTGCAAGCTCCCCTGCACAAGCGAGATAACCGCACCCATCAACGTAGCTGTCTGCGACAAAATTCCCAACCGCAATTCTTGCAACTTTGAAAAGTGCAAGCATCGTAGCTGCATCCCACGCATGTAGTGTTACCCCTTCTTTGAGCAATCCTTTCGAAACAAGATAAGCTTCCCATTGCCGTGCAATGGCGTAAAACGACTGCTCCGGGGTCCCGTGGTCCAGCTCTCGGCCTCCGCACACGCAACGCTCTGCGCCCTGTAGGATTTCCCGGCGGGTTTCAGGGGATTTCGTTGTCTCCTTCTCGGCAAGCGATCTTACATATTCCGTTCCTCCGATCCATGTGGCGAGGGCAAGCTCGGCATTTTCTTGTTGTTCCCTCCAAAGTTTGTAACAAGATTTTACATCCATGTTATTCATCGGCTCCCAAAAGGGACAGCCATGGCAAGATAACGCAAAGTGTTCGCAAATTTCTTTTGCCAGTTTTTCAAAAAGTTTTTTATCCATCCGTATTCCTCCAAAATGATTTTCCCGCACTCTTCCACACGGTGGAACCGGTTCGCCTGGTCGATCAATTTTCTGCTGAAAAGCACATTTTTTAGCTCCTCGTCTATGTCGGAATTTTTTGCAGTTCGCAGCGTGTGATACAATAGCTGTCTTACAATTTTAGAATCCGCCTTTACAGACAAACTTCCACACCAAATAGGCCAGGACGCATAGTCTATATCTGCCCCATAAAGGTCGGCTTCACGAAGGTTAGCCCCATGAAGGTTGGCCCCATGAAGGTCGGCCCAACGAAGGTCGGCCCCATGAAGGTTGGCCCCATGAAGGTCGGCCCAACGAAGGTCGGCCCCATGAAGGTCGGCCCAACGAAGGTCGGCCCCATAAAGGTCGGCCCAACGAAGGTCGGCCCCATGAAGGTCGGCCCCATGAAGGTCGGCCCTATGAAGGTCGGCCCTATGAAGGTCGGCTTCACGAAGGTTGGCTTCACGAAGGTTGGCTTCACGAAGGTTAGCCCGCTCTCCGCCACACCCTCTCAGCCAAAGCTCATGATTTTTTAGGATTTCTTTCATTTTTTCTTTTGTAAACTGCATATTCTACACACCTCATTCTCAAAGTCCTGAAAAATCTTACTTTACACCATTTTGTATTCCGTTTTATCAAAATGTGGCGTACTCCCCCCTCCTTTAGGCATTGGGCGTGTCAACGGAACGTATATCGTTTTTTCACAAATTTCACCGCACCACACACACCACATTACATCCATAAGCGGAGATCCGTTTCCTCGTTCTTTAAACAAAAAATCAGGTCTCCATGTCAGCGGCAAAATATATGATGGTGTAACATCACAAAACAAATCAAATCTTTTTGCAGCATGCCAATATTGCGACTTGAGAAGCAAAGCGAATGGCTTTCTGTGTTCGTGGCACCGTCGAATAAACTTGTCTGCGATAGAAAATGGCGGGTTTGTTATAATCCAATCGCAGTCTTTTAATGTGACTTCCAGGAAATCTTCTCCTGTTTGAATATCGCTTTTCTTCACACACATTCCGTTTTTTTCTAAAACGGAAACCATGTGCCCCTCTCCACAAGCTGGCTCCCAAATTACCGTATCTTTTGGTAAATGTAGAAAATCAAGAAGTGCTTGCGTTACCTCGGGCGGAGTGGGGTAGAAATCTGACTTCGATCTTCCGTAAGCGGAATTCCCACCTGATATTCTACTGGCTACTAATTTTTCCAATCCAATGCCCCCTTTGCGCTGTTTTCCATGATTAAACGCGAACGGTCCGAAAGCCAATTATGATTTCTTGCGTGAAAAGCATCCCCGAGTTGAATAATATCAGGAAAGTTGTGACACGCTGTTTTTATGGCGTACTTCTGTTTAGCAAGGCTTGCGACAGCTCTGGATATCTCTGCTTCTTCCATTCTTTCCGCAGTGGATAACGTATTATCTACTGCAATTTTTATTCTCTGTCCAAGTATTTCTTGCAGTTCTAATAATGTCATATTCAAAACTCCCTCCCGGCTCACAATCTAAGATCAAAAAAGCCTGTAATTTAATTCTTCGTCGAGCATAGACCACCTAAACGATTTATCAGGAACAATCAAACCATCATCCTCCGCTTGAAAACGTCTCTCAAAGTCGTGAACTGTATGTCCGTCCGCTTTAAATGTAACCGGACTATCCTTGTCCCATTTCAGCATCAGCGCCCACAACTCCGGGTAGTTCTTGCGCAGAAGCCGGAGCTGCCCGACACTCTTATTGTGGCAAAACCAGCAGCCGCCACGGGCTGCGGTGGTGTAGATAGGGGATAGTAGGTCGTTGTCCTCACATCATTGCCGACAGTAGGACTCAGTCCAGCCGGCCTCTACCAGTGGGGACCGTTTTTTCTCTGACAAGACGTGAAATCGGTTCGGCTCATCAGAGGCAATTCCTATGTACTGTATGGTGCCTTTTGACACCGATGATAATATGTGCTCCTTTAGGCGGCTGTTGCACCACGGTCCGCGCTGGAATGGCCAGCCGTAAATTTTCCCGGCTATTCTGGACTTTTCCCCATGGCAAACCATGTAGAAAATGTCTTGATAGGATCGCTTTGCTCGAACGTGCTCCACCTCAATGCCCCACCGTTCCCTGATGATGGCATCGGCCTTTGATTTGAACTCCACCATCGGCGGCAGGTCGGCAGGGATGGTATCGGTTGCCCAAACCTCCGCTGTAACAACTCTATCGATAGGCCAGCCAAGAAGCTCACACGCCCCAAAGCAAGCCATAGAATCCTTCCCGTAACTTAATGATAAAATGTGCTCAGGCATATCTCCAGCTTAAACCTCCAGCAGTCTTTGCCTTCCCGTTGCAACACCTAGAAATGTGACTATGGTATGCACCAGTTACTCTTTCTGCTTCTTTTGTGCTTTCAAATATCATACCTGTGTCAACGCACACAATTTTCTTTGCCTTTTCCCCTGTTGAAATGTTTCGAATTTGCGTTTCTGCTGACCTTCTTGCTCTGCCACCATAAGCGTTATTATATTGGATAGTACACCACTCTAAGTTGTCCGCCCTGTTGTTCGACTTATTTTCATCTTTGTGATTTACAATCGTCATCCCTTCCGATTGAGAAACAAACGCAAACGCGACAAGTCGATGGACCTTATACCTTTTCCGGTCTCCATTTTTTGTAGTGTTACTTGTTTGTATCCCCTTACATCATCCGGTATAAGGAATTTCCCCCTTCTAACACTATAAACATCACCCAAATTTGAAACCTTATATAGTCCCTCAAAACCAGGAACATCTTTCCACAAAATATTCTCAGCCACGATCTGCATCACCTTCCTCTCCCTCCGGCGGTCTAAAAATTACAACCATACTCGGAAACGGTGCGTTCATCGTCTTACCATTGCCGTCAACAACTGGCTTGCCTCCAACCTCAAACGCTAAACGCCCCCTTATGAATCTGATTTCTGCTTTTCCATAGATGTAATCGTGGAACCATTTCGTGTCTGTTCTTGCAGGAAGAAGCATAACAACCGTAGACCCTCTTGCTCCAGATGCAACAGAAGCAGCAAGGACCCAACGCCAAATATTCCTCCCATATGGCGGGTTGCACCAAACAATTCCATCCCACGGCTGTGAAAGACCGTCTATCTCGGGACTATAAAACTTTTCGCACTTTGTATTTTCTGACGTTGCACAAGCATCCAGAGTGAAATGGAATTCTTTGTTCAGCTTATCAAAAAAATCTTGTGGCGTTTCCCACATTTCGGACCTGCTGGAAAACATTACTTCTGTATTCAATCCTGCATCTCCCTCCAAATCCTACTTGCCACCACGTCCTTGCTGCCCTGGTATTTGCCGTTGTAGCGTTCTACGATCTCACCGGCCACTGTGTGATAGGATACCTGGCAAATCTCCATACCGGGATACACACGAACCGGCTGGACACATTCCAGCTCCAGGGTCCAGTTTCCGCAGAAACCAACATCCCCAAACCCGGCGGTGACATGGATCGCAAGTCCCAGCCGCCCAATAGAGGACCGTCCTTCCAGTTTGGGAACGAAGTCCCGGCTCTCCGTCCATTCCATGGTCTTTGCTAAATACAGCCGCCCAGGCTTGAGTACATAACCATCTTCCGGGATGATAATGGTCCTGGTGCGGTTGTCCTGCTTTGGGTCCAGGACAGCTTCTGTGTACACCATAAGCTCAGGTGCGAGGCGGAGATTGTAGCTGTTTGGGTTCAATCTGTCCTCGCTGAAATCCTCAATATATAGGCCACCAACGGTATTCTGGATTCTAATTTCGTTTCCGGTCAAAATCATCTAAAACTTGGGCGGCGGAAACCCCTTGCTTTAGCTATGGGGAGGAAGCCGCCCAGCCTCCTTTCTTGTTGTTTTTTTACCAAATGTGCCGCAAAACCCCTGCCTTTAGGTATGGGGAGTGTCAAATCAAATGTCCTCCCCGACAATCTTTTTGTATGTCTGCTCTAACTTTCCGTCTGCATAATCTGCATCGACGGAATCCATCAATCCGCCATAGTCGTTTATGGTTTCGTCTAGTTTTTCCCGAAACCGTTGAATTCGTTCCGCACCAAACCCAAATGAATCATTCAGGGTAATTGCGGTGGCATAATAAACAGTAGTAAGCGTCCGGCGGATTAGTGCCAACCGTTCTTCGTCCTTCATTACGATCCGTTGGCGTTGCAATTTTCGTGCGTAGTCGTTCTTCACTTTTTTGTTCCTCCGCGCAAAACAAATTCCCTATTTTTTCCCGTCATCGTAACGGAAAGAATAATCATAAAATTTAAACGGATTTTGTGTTTCTCCATTGCATCTTCTCCTTACGGATCTGACACACATAAAATGCGCCTTTGCGGCATCCTCTGCGCAACGATAAGCAGCGATTATTTCGCCGTTACTGTCATACGCAACAACTGGCCTCCTATGCGGCTTTGTTTCTCCGATCTTCCGAAGTTCCAAATTTACAAGAGAGTAATCGGAACCGCCCGCTTTTCCAAAGACAGCATATCCTTCCGGGACTGCCCCATTAAACGAAGTCCAGACAAGTCTTTTCGCGCTGATTTGCGTTCTTTTCCCGTTTGGCAAAACCAATCGAAACATGTATTGTACAGAGTTCTTTCCGCTTACTATTTTTTTATTCTTTATTCTTTGCCATTTGTTTTCGCCAATTAGTTTTTCAACAATTCCCTCGTCCGAAATTCTGTATTGGAACTTGTAGCCACCTAAGTATTTCCACATAGCGATTTATTCAGCGCCTTTCTTTTTCGCCTTTTGTAAACGCAATTCGCTCTCTCTGACTGCGGATCATCCCAATGTCTCCGATTTCGATTTGTTGAAAGCTGGAAATAGATTCTTGTATGTCGATCAAAGAAATATCCCCAAACTTTTCGCAGTAATAGGCCAAATCCTCTTTGATGGCCTGTAGGTCCTTTTCGTTGGAAGAAACAGAAAACAAAAGTAAAAATCGTTGGTTCATGGTATCAACCTCTTTCGTTCCTTTTACTCTGCCTGTTTTCTTTTCAGCATTTCAATCGCCCTTTTCCGGTTTTCTTCCCATTCTTCGCTGGAAATGTTTTCCGTTGTTGTTAGAAGAATTTTTGATTTCACTTCGCTGTTTTGGGAAATTATTTCCTGCATCTTTTTGATATCAGCAGCAATGTCTTCTTTGGTTCTTTCTGGGAAAGGAAGCGGCTTCGGTTCTGGATTTTTCTGCGCTTCCTGTCCGAATGGAAGCTGTTGGAGGGCCTTTTCAGAAAACGAGTTTGCAAGCGCCTTGATATCTTCTGGCAATGACTCAAAACGGTTCACTTCCGCAATTTTGGCCCGATAGGATCGCTGAAAGTTGGAAGCGACAACGCTTTGCAACGCATCCTCTGGCATTAAGGCCCAATCTCTTAATTGCTCCGGGGAGCGAACAATTCTTTGCAAAACCGGAGGAAGTGCAGCGAATTCTTCTTTTGCGTTATACGCGCTTCTTCTGACCGCTTTTCTTACCAAGTCCCAGGCTTCCATTTCTGTGTTTGTTTCTGGTTTTGTGATCTGGTTTATCTTCTCTCGCACGGCACCAACTGTGGGAGGATATCCTTCCTTCTGCGTGGCGATCAAAGCCTTTACACCAGCCGCCACAATAGCCGCATCATCATTTGCAAACATCTCTTGCCAAAGTGCAATGACAGTTAAAGCATCCTCCCTGCTTATGCCGCGATAGTACGCAGGAAAAGCGGCTTTTAAAATCGACATGATTTTCAGCGTTTCTTTTCGGTCCAATCTGATTCCTCCTCCTCTCGCAAGATTTCCAAAAATTGGTTTCCGCTTTGATACCCGCCGGATTTCTCCCAGTTCTTTGCCCTGTTTCGTCGTTCTTCTTTTTCCTTTTCCTCTTTCAGCCGGGGAATCACCCAGTTTAAAATTGCCCGGTAGTCGCTTCTGTATTTTCTCCCTGATTGCCCCTTGTAGTTATCCAAAATCTCAATCAGCCTATTCGTGTCGACAGTTCCGTGAGTGGCGAGTAGTTTGTCATGCTCGTCATTGGTCAGGAATACAAATTCTGCCCATTGGACTTTCGGCTTGGATGTTCTTTTGGAGGGGGACGTTTTTGCGGAAGTTTTTTCGTCTGTTGCCTCCGCATCGCTTTCGCGGGCGTTTACTGCGGGGGGAGGAAGGGAAGTAGGGGTAGTTGGGGGGGGATTATAG